GAATAAGTCGTTCCACGCTAACCATAATGGTGATACTTATTTGATGTACAACTACATCTTTAACGCAACTCGTAACGCTGTTTACAAAGCTGCTCGAAAGCATGAAGCCTTGAACATGGGTGACAACCGCACGCTTATGGAAAATGAAATCCGTGAGACAGTTGCTGGTACTCTAGCTTCTGAAAAGTTGGATGGTGTTATTAACATCACTCAGGTTCTGATCCGTAACGTTATTCCTGCCGACACTGTTGTTGAATCTGCAAATGCTTTGGTTCGTGCTAAAAACGAAACCAAACAGAAAGAAGCTGAAGTTCGTACTGCTAAATTGGAAGCTGAACGTATCCAAGCATTGGCTCAAAATTCTGGCGCTATCCAATACATGGATGCTCAGACTCGTATGATGAACGCTGAAGCTGCTAAGATTCAAGCCCAAGCTATCGCCCAGTTCAAAGGTGGCACTCTGGTTCTTGGTGGTCAGTCTCCAGTGTTGAACGTTGGTAAGTAATATGGAAGATATCCTAGCCGTTGTTGTAGTGCTAGCATTGGTGGTTGCTTTTAGTTTTGGGTTGAAAGCAATCATCCGTGGTGTCGCAGAAAAGAAAGCTGAACAGAAACGTAAGCAAGAAGAATCAGATAAGTTCTGGGAGTCTGAACGTTTGCGAACAAGGAAGATCGCGCAGGAAAGAACTCTTGCTCGTATGGCTTCTACTAATACCCCTCCTCCAAAGCAGCGTGAGTTCGTTAAACGTGACGCATCTTTTGGTGTGGCTCGTGGTTCAGAATTGACAGTAACTCACGCTCAATCACCAACTCAATCAGTATCGTCATATCAAGATAACTTCTTGAGTGATGTGGTTACTGCCGTTGCTATTAATTCTCTATTGACTACTACTCATAAGTCAGGTGGCTCTAACCCGATCGACTTCCCTAAAGAAGAACGAAGTGTTGGAGTAAGTAAGTCTGAAAGTTCTTGGGGGTTTGACGACAGCGATTCTCGCAAGTCTGTCTCTAGTTCGATGGATACTTCTAGTTCATGGTCTTCTAGTTCTAGCAGCTCATCATCTGACTCTGGTCCCAGTTCTGACTGGTAATAATAAAAAGGAAAATATGTCTGTTACATTAAAGAACTTAGAAGGTGCTTTAGCTGGTGAGTCTATGGCTCATATCAAGTATCGTTACTTTGCTAAGTTAGCCCGTGCTGAAGGCTTTGAAGAAGTTGCTAAGCACTTTGAACACACCGCTGATCAAGAAATCCTCCATGCATGGGGTCACCTTGAACTGCTAATCGGTAAGCCAGATACCAAGCGTTGCCTTGAGTTGGCCATCGAAGGTGAGACTCACGAGTTCACTGTTATGTATCCAACATACGAAGCAATTGCTGCTCAAGAAGGACAGGCTGCTGCACGTGGTGAGTTCCAAGAGCAAATCGCTGAATCTAAACAACACGCTGAACAGTTTAAGAAAGTTCTAGCATTGGCCGAGAAGCGTTTTTCTGCTCTGGCTAAAGTTGAAAAGCGTCACGCTGAAGCATATCAACAGGTTTGGGATGCAGTTGTTAATCAAGGAGTGAAATAATGGAATACGTATGTATCGTTTGTGGTCACGTACACGATGAAGAACTGGAAGGTAAGTGGGATGAACTTCCAGACACTTTCGAGTGCCCTGAATGTGGTGTTGGTAAAGAAGACTACGTTGAGATGTAAATGTTAAACCCACTAAGGAATGTTATGAATAGTGTAAAAATGAACCGCAAGGAATTGCTAAAGATCGTTAAAGAGAATGCAACTAAACACGTTGCTGACTACGAAGAAGCAGTTACCGACTATAAGGTTGGTGTATTGAAGGTTGCAAAATCTAACCTAAAACTTGCGAACACGGGCGACCTTGCGAAGTTTACTTTCCACAAGATGCCACCAGCTCCTGTAAACTATGCTGACAACTACAGCCGTGCAATTCGTATGCTTGAGTTGTCTGTTGAAGAAATCATCGAAGTTGAAGAACATATCTTCAACCAGTTGGTTCTAGATGAGTGGGGTTGGAAACAGCAGTTCGTTGCTCAATCAGCTCTGTACAAAACTTTGTAAAAATATATTTGCCCTAGACTTAGTTTTAGGGTATAATTGTTACATACATTACTATGACTACCATGAAAGAAACTAAATGAAACTAAGTAAAGAAACCCTTGCTCTTTTTAAAAACTATGCAGGGATTAATAGCAACCTGTTGCTTAAAGCAGGTAGCAAACTATCCACTATCAGCGCTCAAAAGAACGTCATGTCTGACGTTACTGTGTCTGAGACTTTCCCCTCTGACTTTGGCATCTACGACTTAAACGAATTCCTCGGTGCGATGTCTATCTTCGAAGACCCAGAGTTGGACTTTGGTGATAAAGTTTGTAAGATTACTCAAGGTAACATGAGCATCAAATACTTCGCTGCTGACGCAAGCGTGTTGACTGCTCCAACTAAGAGCATTACATTCCCTGAAGCTGAAGTCAACTTTGAGTTGTCTAACCAGATGTTGAATATGATTCAACGTACAGCTTCTGTGTTGAAATCATCTGACGTTTCCATCGTGGGTGCTGATGGTAAGATTACTATCCTCGTTGGCGATAAGAAGAACGTCACAGGCAACTCGTTCAGTGAACCAGTTGGTACAACTGATAAGTCCTTCAAGGTAAACCTGAAGGTTGAAAACTTAAAGATGATCCCTGGTGATTATTATGTTAGTGTTTCAAGCAAGAAAATCTCTCGCTTTAAATCGTCAACTAACAGTGACTTGGTTTATTATGTTGCAGTAGAAGCGGACTCCACCTTCGACTTCTAATTTGACGTGTTTGGGGAGGGAGAAATCTCTCCCCTTTTTTATTTTATTATGGAGTAATTATGATTGAATCTCGAGATGACCAGTTCCTGTGGGTAGAAAAGTATCGCCCGCAAACTATTGATGAATGTATCCTTCCTGAAGCAATGAAGGAAACGTTTAAGAAATATTTAGACCAAGGTGAACTACCAACTTTTCTTTTCAGCGGTACAGCTGGTGTTGGTAAGACCACCGTGGCTAAAGCATTGTGCCAAGAAGTAGGTGCAGATTGGATTATGATTAACGGTTCTGACGAAGGTCGCCAGATTGACGTTCTTCGTAACAAGATTAAGAACTTTGCTTCAACTGTTTCTTTGACTGACGCTAAGAAAGTTGTCATCATTGATGAAGCTGATTACATGAACGCTGACTCAGTTCAACCAGCCCTTCGCTCATTCATTGAAGAGTTCTCTAATAACTGTCGCTTTATCTTTACGTGTAACTTCAAACACCGTATCATTGAGCCACTTCGTTCACGTTGCTCGAACATTGAGTTCAAAGTTGATAATAAAGAAAAGCAACAAATCGCTGCTCAGTTCTTCAAGCGTGTTTCTCAGATTCTGAAACACGAGCAAGTAGAGTTTGATCCTAAAGTTGTAGCTGAATTAATCACGCAACACTTCCCAGACTATCGTCGTGTTCTAAACGAACTTCAACGTTATTCCGTTTCTGGTAAGATTGACTCTGGTATGTTGGTAAATGTAACAGCTGAATCATACAAAGATTTGGTCAAATGTTTAAAGGAACGAAACTTTACAGAAGTCCGTAAATGGGTTGCTAAGAACTCTGACGCAGACACGCCTGTTTTGTTTAGAGAATTATACGACAACGCATCTGATTATATGGATCAATCTACTATCCCGAACTTGATTTTGGTTCTTGCTGATTATCAATATAAGGCAGCTTTCGTGGCTGATCATGAATTGAATATCATGGCAGCTATGACTGAGATCATGGTTCAGTGTAAGTTCAAGTGAGGTTGATATGGAATTCCTAATCTTATTCGGTGCACTTATTGCTGGATTTTTGGCTGGTTGGAATGCACGTGAAGCATATGCTATTCGCCGTGTACATCAAATCCTTGAACAAGTTGAAGGGATGGAAGACCTTGAAGAAGCTTCGGCTCCTGATAGAATTCGTCTTGAAATGCACGGTGATGTTATTTATGCATACACTGACGAAGATGGTACATTCATTGCTCAAGGTAGTTCTCTTGAAGAATTAGATTCTGCTGTCCAAGCACGTTTCCCTGGCAAGAAGTTTTCCATCAAAGAATCTAATCTAAAAGAAATGGGTTTATAATGACCCCATTCGATTTCATCAATGCAATTAACGCTACGAAGGAAGATCTATTCCAAGATAAGTTTGCGAGTAAAGACTACTCTCCATTTTTAGTAAACCGAGGACTGTCGTTTTTCCACGACACGGTTGTTCAGGCGAATATGATGAATATCCATTCATCTATTCCAAAGGATTGGCAATTTTACTTTTTACTAAATAGTGTAACTAAGAAGAAGCGATTTAGCAAGTGGGCGAAAGC